GTTCTTCCTCCTCCTCCTCCCCCTCCTAAAACTTATCAAGAATTAGCCAGGGATCATGTAGACGATGGTCTAAAGAAACTCTACCTTTATTGTGATTACGTTTATAATAATCCTCCAGATTTAACCCTTGAGCGAATTATAAACTTTTGCATAATATCCTTTCTAGTCTTTGCTCTTATTTACATACAATCAACTGTGTATGCAATTAAGAAGCAATATGAAGAGAATCAGGCTATGACAGCCGAATTGACAAGGGGTTTGATAGAGCGTATGGACGTGATAGTAGCCGAATCTACTAGACCACCTCCACCCCCTCCCCCTTCTCCTCCTCCTCCTCCTCCCCCTCCCTCTGTACCTGAACCACCAGTTGTGGTTTCAGTTAAAGCGTTGACACCCGTTCCTGTCGATATATTACCTCCTAAAGAAGAAATAAAATTGGATGGTAATTTCTCCTCAGTCTCTGATAGCGGTGCCTCAGCTTTCGGAGCAGGAAAAGGGGGGCTTGTTGTTAACTATGAGAGTATACTTCAAGGCAGTACCCAAATCCCCAGCGACCCTAACTCAGGCATTATACAAATTTGTCTCATGGGTGATGTCATTGGTTATGGATTTCGTATTGGTAATGATTTCATTACTGCGTATCACAATATCCGACACGTACCATATTCTCAGCGTGGAGATGTTTATCTCCGTAACCCGTTGGAACATAACCGGGAGTTTAAATCCTTGGGAGGATGTCCAATCCTGTACCCTGGAGCAGTTTCATTCGATGCGCTCGTTTTGCAGCTTCCTCCTAGTGCTTGGACATTGCTTGCAGTTCGTTCACTTAAGCTTGGTATTCCGCATGTGGGCTGTTATTGTAAAATATACGGCGGAACAGATAAACCTCTTCTTGCGACTGGAGTTGTGGGTGAAAAGAATGTACATCTTACTTATTTTCACACTGCCTCTACTTCCCCTGGATGGTCCGGGAGCCCTTTACTGGATAGTTCAAACTCAGTCATTGGCGTTCACCTTGGTAGTTCTGTGGATAACAAGCGGAATGTTGCTTTGGACTTAGTCTGGTATACTCTCTGCAAACGAGAGGAAAAGACTGAGATACGTGGTGTTTTGCCTGAGTCTGTTACCTATGACAAAGGAATTTACACCATCATTGACGTAGAAAGGAATCAGAAGTATGAAGCCCGTTTTCCTCAAGGTGATGAATACCGAAGTCTCCTTCCCGGTAAATATCTCAAAGCCTATGATAATTGGGTTGCTTTCCATGTTGTTTTGAATGGAAATGAAAATGAGGAGGAACGAATCCAGAAGGTGCAAAATTATAATGCTCTGATGGAAGCTGATCTCGATGAGGGCGCTGAAGAATTCTTTGAAGCTAAGATTAAGCCAGCTACCAAAAGAAACAAATTTGGTTATGCTATGTCTTATACGCCAGAGAATTTTCAGAAACTCTTAGAGCTTTATAACGCTGAGAATTTTCAGAAACCCCTCGAGGAGGGGAAGAAAATGACCTCAACCTTGAACAATTCTGGAAACCAAGTTACTCGCGCGAACCCTCAACCGGTTCGAATGACGTCTTCAGACAAGCGGGAACTTGCCAGTTACCTAACTCAAGGAGTAATGCAAAGCCTAAGCGATCGGGAGTTGCAATTGCGTTGGCAACAGCTCAAATCCCCGACCTCGCCAACTACAGTTGGCCCCCCAGAGGTGGAGACCCAGAGTTCGACAGCCTCCAGTATCAATCTGGACTCTTCTCAGAAAATCCCGGAAGGGAACCGACGGAAGAAGAACTCTCGCGGGCGTTCGAGAAGATCAAAGAAAATTACCCCAAAACAATAGTACCACACTGGTTTGAAAATCCAGCCGGGATAACTAATGAAGAGATTATCAAACTTGTCTCCGATTCAGTTAATCTTCGCTCAAACCCAGGAGTTCCTTGGTTGCACTTCGGCGCTACTAAAGCTGATGTAATCAAGAAGGTCCCCGAACTCTTTTGTGATACCGTACGAGCTCGTCTCAAGCTTTTAATTGAGACTGATCCTTCACAGCTCCCGGAGGATCCTGTACTTTTAGTACAACGTGGTTTTTGTGATCCCGTTAAAATACACATAAAGAATGAGCCCCACTCTGCTAAGAAGATGCTTAATAAGCGATATCGACTTATCTCTGTGGTTTCTATGGCTGATGAGGTCATAGAACGCATGTTTGCAATGTCTCAGAATATGGCTGAGATTTTAATGTGGCTCAACTGTCCCTCTGTTCCTGGAATAGGTTTTACAGACACACAATCAGCCCAATTTTACGACTCCTTGAAAGAGCTCCTCAAAGAACTCGCTTCCAGTGACGTCTCCGGTTGGGATTGGCGATTTAGACGTTGGATGTACAAAGCTGATGCGAAGCGTAGATGTTTCTTAGCCAGTCATCCTAATCCTAAGACTAAATTAGCTTTTGATAATGTCGTTCATAACCGGCTCTTTTGCTTGAGTTGGTCTTTACTTATTCTCAGTGATGGACGCATGTTTGCTCAACTTGTGCCTGGTATCATGAAAAGTGGTTCTTATATCACTTCTTCAACCAACAGTTTTGCTCGCGTCATAGCTGCATATATTATAGGAGCTTTGTGGGCGATTGCTATGGGAGATGATTGCGTCGAACAATATATCATTGATGCTGTAGCCAAATATTTAGATTTAGGTATTTTGGTTACTGAGTATGAGAAGTATGACCCTGCCAAAGGTTTCAACTTTTGCTCTCATGATTATATTGATGGCGTTGCTTATCCAACTTCATGGTTGAAAACTCTTTTCAGATTTCTCTCTGGTCCGATGACTGATGAGTATCTGTTTCAATTTAAATACGAATTACGACACTGTCCGGAGCTAGAGCGATGTCTCCAAGTAATTGAGCACTGTCGGACAGCAGTGCAAAAAGATACAAATGAAGAAAGCAAAATCAGCAATCAAGAAGGTGAAGAACCTTCAGAATAAAGTCC